CGGCTGGCACCGCTACGAACAGCAGTCCATGACCGGCAACGCCAAATCCGACAAGGGGCGAACCGAAGTCCTCTGGTCCACCACCGAACTCGGCGACCGATTCGACCTCTTCAGCCAGGAGTGCACCGCGTGACCACCGAGACCGACCTGTGGATCGCCGACGACGCGGCCGTTGACGCCGGCCCGCGCCCGCCCGAGCGCCCGCGTGACGTCGAGGCCGAACGCGTCCTCGTTGCCACCGCGATCATGCAGCACAACGCCATCGACGAACTCGGCGCCGAAGGCTTCGACCCCGCCGACATCACCACCGACTGGCTGCGCTGGTCCTGGTTCGCCGTCGAGGAACTCCGCACCGGCTTCCGTGACGGCGAGCTCAAGCACCTCGCCGTCCACCGACAGCTGGAGGCCTGGCACGCCGACGGCCGCATGCCGTCCCGGGTGCCCGCCGCTGACCAGCTCATGGAGCTCTGCAACGAGGCGCACTACGGCAACGCCGCCTGGTACGCGGGCCGCGTCGCCAAGAAGGCCGTCGCCGCCCGCGTCGTCGCCCTCGGCTACGACGCCATCCTCAAAGGCGCCTCGCCGGCCTTCGACGAAGACTCGGATGTCGCCTCCATCCAGGCAGACCTCGACGGAGCCGTCCGGCCCACCGACGACAGCAACCTCGCCGTCATCGGCGACCTCCTCCTCGACAGCATCGAACGCGCCACCACCCCGCCCACCAACGAAGACCGCATCCCCACCGGCTTCATCGACCTCGACAGCTTGTTCTGCGGCGGCTTCGCACCCGGCCAGCTCGTCGTCATCGGCGCCCGGCCTGCCATGGGCAAGTCGACGATCGCCCAGGACTTCGCCCGCGCCGCCGCCATCCGCAACAAGATCCCGACCCTGTTCGAGTCGCTGGAAATGTCGCAGGCGGAACTCTCCGACCGAATCCTGTCCGCCGAAGCCCGCATCGCCCACCACCACCTCAAGCAGGGCATCGCCACCGACGACGACATGAAGCGCGCCGCACGCCGCGCCCCCGACATCGCCGCCGCACCACTGTGGATCAACGATGCCGCGCTGCTGTCCCTGCCGATCCTCCGCGGCCGGGTCCGCAACCTCGTCCGCACCAAAGGTCTGCGCCTGGTGATCGTCGACTACCTGCAGCTCATGCAGGCGCCGCGGGCAGAGAACCGGCAGCAGGCCGTCGCCGAGATCTCCCGCAACCTCAAGCTCATCGCCAAGGACTTCGGGATCACCGTCATCGTCCTGTGCCAGCTCAACCGCGGCCCGGAGCAGCGGCAAGAGAAGAAGCCGCAGGTGTCCGACCTTCGCGAATCCGGGGCGATCGAGCAGGACGCCGACATCGTGATCCTGCTCCACCGCGAAGACGCCTACGAGAAGGAAAGCCCGCGCGCCGGCGAGGCCGACCTGATCGTCGGCAAGCACCGCGGCGGGCCGACCGCGACGATCACCACCGCATTCCAAGGGCACTTTTCTCGTTTCTGCGACATGGCTGCGACGTGATTGCCGTGACCGAGATGGAAGAGCGTCGCTGCACCGAATGCGGCTCGACGAACTACTACGCACGGGAACGCTGCCAGACCTGCTACGGACGGTACCGCCGCCGACTCAGGCGTACAGGCGAGTTCACTCTGATCCTCGTTCATGGCGTCCCGCTGCAACGGCTGATGCAGCGAACTGAGCCGGGATCGGATGGCTGCCTGCTCTACACGGGAACCCTCAACAATCGCGGCTACGGACAGATATCCGTCGACGGCACACCGACGCTTGCCCACCGCGCCATGTACGAGCTGACGGTCGGCCCGATACCCGACGGCATGGCCTTGGATCACACCTGCCACAACCGGGACGCGTCCTGCATGGGCGGCGACGACTGCGCGCACCGGCGCTGCATCAACGTCGAGCACCTCGAGCCCGTCACCGGTGCGGAGAACACGCGTCGCGGCAAGAGCTGGGCGATCAACGGGACCAAGACGCACTGCCCGCAAGACCACCCCTACGACAGTGAGAACACCCACGTCTACGACGGCCGGCGGTACTGCCGCGCCTGCAACAACGCACTCAAGGCCCGGAAGAAGGCAGCCTGATGACCGAGCCGACTCTCGAAGACATCGCCGCGATGCGGGCGGACGGAAGCCTCCGCGAGTACTTCCAGTTCCTCACCGGCCGCACCGCCGCCCCGAAGCCGGCCCCGGTCGCCGCGGCCCCCGTCGAGCCCGGCTACCGGATCGCCCACACCGGCGGCTGGCCCATAGGCACCACCGCCACCGGCCCCACCCCGACCCACGGCCGCTGCACCTGCCCGCAGTGCGAGCAAGCCGCCGTTGTCCAACTGCCCCGACCGCACCAGCGCCAGGAAGGAGAAGCCGCGTGACGAACCTCAGCCTCTGCTCCGGCGCCGGCACGCTCGACCTGGCCGTCGAGCAGGTCACCGGCAACAAGACCCTCGTCTACGCCGAGTTCGACCCGTTCGCCTCGAAGGTCATGGAGGCCCGTTTCCCGTGGGCCACCAACCTCGGCGACATCACCAAGATCCACTGGGCGGACGTCGCATCCCAGTGGCAGATCGAATCCCTGACCGGCGGCTTCAGCTGCCAGGACATCTCCAACGCAGGACGAAAGGCAGGCATCCGTGGCACACGATCGGGCATCTGGACGAACTTCGCTGAAGCTGTGGGCGTCCTTCGACCGCGTCTCGTCTTCCTGGAGAACGTGGAAGCGCTCCGCACGAAAGACCGCGGGCTGGACGTCGTCCTCGCAGACCTGGCCGCGCTCGGGTATGACGCGCGATGGACGTGCCTACGTGCTAGCGAAATCGGCGCCCCGCACCAGCGCTGGCGCTGGTTCTGCATCGCGTATCCAGCTGATGCCTACCCCGTCAGCACGGGATGGCATGGGGGGGCCTGGGACCTCGGAGAAGCGCAAGGGTGGAATGAACCTGCGTACCGCGGTCTCCAAGTTGCCGCTCCCGGAGGAGCTGAACTAGCGCTCCTGCCGACGCCGGCCGCCCGCGACTGGAAGTCGGGCGCTTCGAACCTGATGGGGCTGCGCGGGGAGGGCCGCCCCCTCAACGAGTTCGTCGTCAACATGCTCAAGGGCTCGCTGCCCGACGAGCAGTGGATCTCCACCGCGGGCGTCGACTACGGGCCGGCGATCCGCCGCTGGGAGTCGATACTCGGCCGCCCCGCGCCGGCCCCCGTCGAGCGCGGCCCGCGCGGTGGCCGGACGCTCTCCGCCCGGTTCACCGAGTGGATGCAGGGCAATCCCGCGGGCTGGATCACCGACGTCGACATCCCCCGCAACGAACAGATCAAGATCGCCGGCAACCAGGCCATCACCCGCCAGGCCGTCGAGGGCTACCGCCGGCTCCTCACCGCAGACCTCGACGCGATGGCCGCGTGACGTCGCCCGTTGTTTGCCGCCCGACCCTCGGGCCGGGGAAACGGCGCACACCAGCCCGACCGGCAGGCCCGCCCGCAGTAGGCACAAACCCCAGCGAACCGCCCACCAGACAAGGAACCCCATGACCGACATCGCCGCCCGCATCGTCGCTGGCCGCCAGGTCACACCCGACAACGTGATCCAACTCTTCGAGGAGATCGAACTCAGCAAGCTGCACTACAAGTCTTCGACCGGACCGAACTCTGACCGCGGTGTCGAGGTCGACGGGCTCACGCTGCTGGAGCGCGGCCTGCGGCAGGTCGCCCTGTTCGGCGACTGGATCGTCCGCGACACGAACGGCCACCTCCGCACCCACGGGCCGTGCCCCGCCGGGCTGATGCCGCTCGGCGACGGCCCGGTCGAGAAGTGCATGGAGCGTCCGCCGCACCGCACCCACCGGACCGCAGCAGGCGAGGCGTGGACCGACGCCGAGACCGAGGGGGCGCAGCGATGACCGACCAGAAGCCCGCGATGACGATGCGGGAGATCCGCGAAGGCCTCGGCCACGTGACGCCCGGCGAGCCCGAGGCGTTCGTCCAGGCGACCCGCTACGTCGTCAGCTGCCTGCCCGAAGGCCACGACGAACGGTGGACGTTCACCGTCCAGGTCCGCTACCGGGGCCGCGGCCGGTTCGCCGTCGAGCACAGCATCCGGCAGTACGGCACCGACGGGACGTGGTCCTACGAGCCGGACTGGGCCGAGGACGGCAGCGACGAGAAGGCCGAGGACGCGTGGCTGGACGCCCACCGCTTCGACCACGACACCGCGCTGCGGCTGGCCAAGGAGCTGGCGCCGCGGCTCACCTACCGGGGCCGGACCGTCGCCGACGCACTCACCGCCTGACCGCGCACACGCAACCCCCCACACACCGCCCACCAGCCCGCCACCAGGCCCCGTCCACTACTGAACAACCGGTCAGTAACACCACCGCCCATACTGAACAACCAGTCAGGAGCAGCACCCGTGACCGACCGACCGCCCGACACCATCCGCGCCTTCAGCTTCGGCGGCGGCCAACAATCCGTCGCCTGCCTCGTCCTCGCCAGCCAAGGCCGCATCGACTACCCGCTGTTCCTGTTCGCCAACGTCGGCAAGGACAGCGAGCAGCCGGAGACCCTGCGCTACGTCGAGGAATACGCCCGCCCGTTCGCCGCCAGCCACGGCATCGAGCTCGCCGAGCTCAGCCGTGTCGGTCGAGCCGGGCCGCGCCGCGGTGAGACGCGCACGCTCCTTGCCGACCTGGAACGGCCGGACTCGAAGAGCATCCCTATCCCGGTCCGTATGGCCGGGGCCGGTCCTGGCACCCGCCAGTGCACCGACCGCTACAAGATCAAGGTCATTGCTGACGAGCTGGCCCGGCGTGGCGCCACCGAGGAGCGGCCGGCGACCGTCGGGATCGGGATCAGCCTCGACGAGATCCACCGGGCGAACAACCGGAGCCGCATCCCGCACGAGAGCGTCACGTACCCGCTGCTCGAACTCGGGTTGCGGCGCACCGACTGCCAGCGCGTCATCACCGCCGCAGGGCTGCCCGTCCCGCCTAAAAGTGCGTGCTGGTTCTGCCCGATGAAGCGGCCGACCGAGTGGCACGAACTGCGCCGCACCCAGCCCGAGCTGTTCGAGCATGCCTGTGCCCTGGAGGACCAGCTTGTCGAACGGCGGACCCGTCTCGGCAAGGACCCGGCGTATCTCACCGGGCTCGGCCGGCCGCTGCGCCAGGCGATCCCCGAGGGCGTCGACCTGCTGCCGATGTTC